TCCGAGCCTCCATCTTCTGACTCACCCGGCCTGCTGACCAAGCTGAAATCAGCAATCGGTTTCTAATGAAAACCCAAGCAATCTCATGAGCATCGACGAAGTGAAAAGCCAACGGGGTCTTAAAATGACCATAGGCGAGGCCGTCGCGGTCATTGCCTTGATTATCACGATCCTTTCAGGATTGAACGGATGGCTTGTCATTCCTGAAAAACTCCGCGGGGTCCAGGAGGAAAACTCCAGGCAGGATCAACGCATCACGGCAATGGAAACGATGGCTTACCAAAAGAGCGAGATCCTCGCCAGGATCGACGAAAGAACGCGCAGGATTGAAGAGGCCGTCAAGATTACCCACTAAATGACCTGGGACATTCCAGCCACCATCACGGCCGTCACCGAACTGGTGAACAAGTTTGTCCCGGATAGGGACAAGCAGATCCAGTTGCAGAGCGAACTTGCCTCCAAGATGGCCGAAATCGAGGCCGCCCAACTTGCCTCCCAGGCAGAAATCAACAAGATCGAGGCCGCTTCCAACTCCCTCTTTGTGAGCGGATGGAGGCCCTCCATCGGGTGGGTATGCTCCTTTGCGCTGGCCTATGCCTACCTCCTTCAGCCAACGGCTCTTTGGCTAATCGCTTTGAGCGGATCCAAGGCCACGCTTCCGGTCATCCCGACCGGGGATCTTTTCAACCTCACCCTGGCACTCCTTGGCCTGGCCGGCTGGAGATCCTTTGACAAGTTCAACGGAACCGCAACCAACAAGCTCAAATGACCCTCTCTGAACTCGCAACGCTCGTCTGTACCAAATGCCACAGGACGGACGATTCCTCGGTGGAGGAGGCCAAGACCTACCTGAAGTCCAGGTATCGGATGCTTTGGGACTCGCGCCCCTGGAGGGATTCCATCGGCATGATCTCCCTGGGATCTTCAAGTGTTTCCCAGGTCACGACCCTTCCGGCCATCGTTGATAGGGTGATGGCAATCCGTTGGGGAAGTGAATCGAACCTTCTTCCCCAATCGCTAGGGGCCATCTTCCAGATTGATCCGGCTCTTTTTGATCGCACCGGAACGCCGGCGAGTTTTTCACTCATCGCCCCCTCAGGGGTGTCGTCATCCCCTGGTGGCAATCCGGTCTTTGTTTCCTCAAGTGACCCGTCAGCATCGTTCAAGGTTTCCATCCGCGGGGCGTTTAACGGGAATCCCAAGAGCGAAGTCATCCAGGTTGCAGGGACAAGCCAGGTTTCCAGCACTAGTAGCTACGATGAGATCTATTCCCTGAGCAAATCCTCCACGACATCCCCGCTTTCGGTCCTGGACTCCTCCCTGACCAATACCATCCTGAGCCTGGAATCCTGGGAAACCTCACGCTCCTTCCAGCGGATCCATTTCGATGTCATCCCCGAATCAGCGGATTCCTGCCTGATCCTCTTCAAGCGGACCTTCAGGCCCCTGGTGAATGACTCCGATTCGCCGGAACTGACCGGGATCGACAACGCACTCCTGGCAAGCGCCATCGCGGACATGCTGGAAGGCCAGCGCCAGTACGGGAAAGCCCAAATCAAGATGCAGGAGGCCTCCATGATGGCAACTCAGATGGCCGACATGGAGCGCCATCAGAGCGCTTCAGCCTCCCAACTCATCCCCTGGGATGCGGCAATGGCTCCCGATTACTACGCCACGACAAGCTACCTCATCCCCTAAGCGATGCCGGCTTTCTTCAACGACGCCCAGGACGATCCCCTGATTTACGACGCTTGCCAGTCGTTTTCAGGCGGCCAGGTTAGCTTCCAGAAGGCAACCATCCTGAACCCCAACGAGGCGGCCGTCATCGCTGACTTCGGGATTTCCGTCAACGGGGAACTCAAGAAACGCCGGGGATCCAGGCTTGTCGGGGGGAACCTTGCGTCCACCAGGATCCAGAACATCCTTTGGTATGATGTCGCATCCGGGGCCGACCGGCTTGTGGCCCTGGCCGGAGGGAACGCAAGATCCCTTTCAGGTTCAACCTGGGGATCCCTCTTCACGGGGGGGATCTCTGACGCCGCGGAGGTCGTGGATTGCGTCCAACTCACGGACAGGATTTATTTCACCGGGAGCAATTTCTCAGGCATCAAGGCTTGGGACGGGACGGCCGTCTCCACAATCTCTGTTGGAACGGGTATCACCCCGGCATGCCTCACGCGCCAGGGAACAAGGCTTGTGGCAAGCGCCGCACCAGGAGCGCCCGACGCCCTCTTTTTCTCAAAGCTACTGGACGGGGCCACCTGGTCTGGATTGACAAGTTGCGGCCAACTCAACATCGGTAACGGGAGCGGTGATCCCATCGTGGGGCACATTCCCTGGCAGGACAGCGGGATCCTCGTCTGCACTCGCAACGCCACTTGGCTAGTGGACGCTCCGGCCTACGACCCTTCCACCGGAGGGGCAATGGATATTTCCAGGTTTCAGATCAAACTCGTCCATTCCTCCATCGGTTGCGTCTCGCGCAAAACCATGTGCCAGGTGGGCCAGGACATCTGGTTCCTCTCCACGGCCGGCGTGATGAGCGCCCAAAAGCAACTGGCGACATCCAACAACCAAATCACCATCCCGGCCTCTCAGCCGGTTCAGGATGTCATCAACCGGATCCGGTGGGATTACGCCTACAAGGCCACGGCCGTTTTTCACAACAACTGCTACATGATTTCCGTCCCGGTGGAATCCACCGAGCCGAACACGATCCTGAGCTACAACACGCTGACCCAATCCTGGACCACGATCACCGGATGGAATGTCTCCTGCTTCAGCAAGCAACCCTACAACGGGGCAAGCCGGCTACTCTACGGCACGACCGACGGGTTTGTGAAGGAATGGCTGGACTACGAACCCAGCGACACGACGGATTCCTACCTGGAGAACGGCCAGGAGTTTAACTCAACGCTCAGGACAAGGGGCATCACCTTCAACGATCCCATCAGTCCCAAAAGCGGGTTTTACCTCGAAATCGAATACGTCCTCTCGACGGCCGCCTTCACCATCAACGCGATCCTGGACGGGTCAGAAGACGTTAGCACTCTCCTTTCATCCGTCTCAGGAATCACCGACACGATCACGCTCCCGGCCGATCTTCCCTTCTCATTCCCATCCACCACGGGGTGGGTCAGGAAACGGATCCCCCTGCACCAACTGGGATCATTCCGGGATCTCCAGTTAGAAATCATCTGCACTTCCGGATCCCTGAACCTCAGGAGCATCACCCTCTCCGGATTCATGGACACCATCGAACTCCTCAGCAACTAAACCATCATGGCCGACAACGCATCCAACTACTATCCCTACAAGGAACCCGATTACGACAAGGCCGCCCAGGCCATGTTGAACCTGGGGCCTCAGTTCGCACGGCAAAACTTCAACCTCCAGAAGAAGTATTCTGGCAAATATGCCCAACTGGCCGCGGACACCAACGCCCAATACGCTCCCCAAAACACTCAGAACTTTCTGGATTCCATCAACCAGGCGGACCCTGAGTTCCTGAAGGTTCGCAATGCCCTGGGGGCGCAAGTGGCTCAGGGCCTCAAGGATGGCTACTCCCTTGGGGATGACCTTTCTAGCCAGGTGGAACAGGACGCCAGGGCCGCCCAAACGGCCAGGGGCAACTGGTATGGTCCAGCACCAACAGCCGACGAGGCGTTTCAGAAGGCCGGGGCAAGACTCAACCTCTACAACCAGAGGCAACAGGCCGCCACCAACTTCCTGCAATCCAGGGGGGCCGGCGACCTCTTCGCTCAGTATAGCCAGACGATGCCGTATGCTCCGAGCGCATCCATCCCCCAGGTTGCGGCAACCACGTTCCCCCAGATAGGCGCGGCCATCAACCAGGCCAATCAACTCTATCAGAACCAGTTCGACAACTTCCTCTACAACACCTCCGTTGCAAACGGCCTCTACAATCCCCTGAGTTCGGGGATGAGTGGTGGAGGAATGGGAGGCATGGCAACGGGCATCCTAGCTGGCGCGGCATCAGGCGCTCAGGCGGGATCCGTGGCCGGACCTAAGGGCATGGCCGCTGGAGCAATCATTGGCGGGATACAGGGGGCCTTCTCACGCTAACACTCAACAAATCAAAATCATGGCAAACCCAGGATACATGTTCACCGAGATGCTGATGGGCAAACAGGCCCGTCAGGCGGCGCTTGACCAGCAAGCCGCGGAGTTCAAAGCAAGGCAGGGGCAACGGAACCTCGAAACCTCAATGGGGGCGATGCAGTCCCTTGGCAACACGCTCAAGGGACTCAAGCAGGATTCCATTGCCAACAACCTGATGAACCAACAGGACCCGTCCACCCCCCATACCGGAGGGATGGACGAGATGAAGTTGAACCTTGCGATGGATGCCAATCGGAGGGCAAATCTCGCAAACCAACTTTCCCAGCAACGCCTTGACCTTTCAGCCCAACGGATCCAGTCGGCTCAAGACCGCAATCAGATTGCTTCGGCCAACGCCGCGGCCAGGACGACAAGCCAGGATTTCCGAAACAAGATGAACGGGTCCATGTCCTACTTCAAGACCCTGGGCGTCTATCAGAAGGCAGTCGATAACGCCATTACTGCCGGGGATCAAAACGCCTACATGCAAGCCGCCCAATCCATTCAGGGCCTCTATCATGGGGCCGTTGCCAATGGACTGAAATCCATCCAGGAACCACTCATCCCGGACTTCGCACCGGCCGTTCCAGAAACAACGACCGGAGGCATCTTCGGGTTCGGAGCAACCAAGGTTCCAGCCAAACCGGCCATCAAGGCCCCTCCTTACAACGAGGGAGCGGGTTCCGGAATGCGGACACCCTCCCAACGATCCATTGACGCACTCATTCAAGACCCATCCCTGGCCGATCAGTTTGATGCGACCTACGGAGCCGGAGCCTCTTCCCAATACCTTCAATAATGTCCCTCTTTGACGACCTCGACGCACAGAACGAAGTAGAGAAATCGCCTTACACGCAACCCTTCAACCAAGGGAATGTGGTTGTGGGGCCTGATGGTGAAGACCTCTCTTTGCCTCCCAATACCGGGGCCGCCAACCTTTACGGGGGGGCGACACCCCCTGCTTCCCCCTCCCCTCGTCCCAAGAAAAACATCTTCCTGGAACTGGATGCGATGGAGGAAAATCGGGGGCCGGTTGAAGGAACCGGCGACGGGGACGCACAAGCCCCTTCCATGATGCCGAAGCGCAGGATGATCCCGGTGGGATCGGTCAACCCCTTCGATAAGCTCGACGGGATCCTTCAGCCAACCGACGACCTTCCCCAGGTCCGGGATTCCGTAGCCGATTCCATCGGCCTTCAGCGATGGAGGGATGTCAACGACGGGACGGAAATCCGCCGCGCCCAACCGGCCACCAAGAGCATTCCTGAACAGGGATCCGAAATGCCTTCATGGGCCGGCCGCAATCCCTTTGAAACAGGTCTTAGGGAGTTTGCTACGGCCGCATCCACCTCCACGGACAATGCCCTGGCCGGGGCCATGCGCGCCACCGCAGGACAGATCCAGTCCAACACAAGCCTAGCCAAAGAGAAGCTTGCCGGACTGGAGGCCAGCCTTGCCAAGGCCCAGGAAACAGGGGATCAGAATGAGATCCAGATGTTTTCAAGGGACATCGACTCTGCACGGAAGGAAGTCGCTAGCCTTGAACAGGCCGACCAGGAAGCCGCCACCGGAACGGGTCCGCTTGATAAGATCCGCCGAGCCGTCCGCGGATTCGACCAGGGGGCCAAGGAGGCCCTTCAGAAGGGGGCCGAGTTCTTCACCGAAAAGGCCAAGAGTGACAGGGAGTTTTACGACACCAAGCCCAACGACACCTCTGCATCCGCCCAGGTAGGAAGGGGCCTTGGAAGTGTCGCCTCCATGACTCCCACGATGGTTGTCCCCGGAGGGGCTGGCCTTGCCATCGTCGCTCTTCAAGGGGCCTCCGCCAGTTACAACGAGGCCTATGAGGCCACCAGGGAACAACTCCAGAAGGCCGGCGTCAGCGATGAGAAGACCATTGATGATGCCTCAAGCCAGGCTGGATCCACGGCCGCAACCAAGACTTTCCCGGCATTGGCCGCCTACATGGTGGGTGGCAAGATCACGGCCGCCGGAGTCTCTGCTCTTCTGAAGGGGGCCGCTCCCCTGGTGAAGGGAATTGTCGGCGGGACGGCCGCGGCGGGAGCCAACGTGATCACTTCGGCCGGGATCCGTACCGCTGAAGGGGAAGACTGGAGGCCGACCATCGAGGGAACCACCCAGGACGTTGCCTTTGGAGCGATTCATGGGGCCGGCGAATACAACCAGGCCAAAGTCACCCGTGAGCAAGAGGCCCAACGCTTCAACGAGAACCCTGGACAAACACGTTCTTTCCCCGGCGATAACTCGCAGAATCGACAAAATCCCGTCGGAAACGCCCCGAAACCTCCTCAAGACCCCTCGAAACCGGCCGCGGATGGCAATGATTGGACGACGGCCACGGATCCGGAAGAAGGAGAGGCACAGACCCCGATTGCTCCGGATCGTCAGGATGCGCCGGTCCCCTCCCCTGAACCGACCAGAACCGAACCCCCCATTGAACAGAAGATCACTCCAACGCCATCAGAAGAGGCGATGCAAAAGCACGGGCTGGCCTGGGCAGATCCCAAAACCCTGAAGCTTTCCGAGGATGTCCCCAACTTCAAGGAAGGGGCAGATGAAAAGACCGGCATCGTGGAGGCGGATCGCCTCAAGGGGAAATACGATCCTGAGGCGGCCGGGATCCTGCATGTATGGGAGCGCCTGGATGGAAAGCGCGAGATCATTTCCGGCCGTCACCGCTGGCAACTGGCCCTGGAAAACAACACTCCGGAAGTCCTTGTCAAAATCCACCGCGAGGCGGATGGTTTCACCAAGGAAGACGCACTAACCAAAGATGCCCAACTCAACATCAAAGATGAAAAAGGAACTACTAAGGACTTCGCGGCCTACTTCCGCAACGACCCAATCACTAGAGAAGAAGCTGAAGCGGGAGGCCTTCTTTCAAGGGTTAAGCAAAAGGCCGGCTTCGAGATCGGCCGCTATTCTTCGGGAGATCTCTACGGACTCTTCAGCGCTGGAAAGATCAGCGAGGCCAAAGCGGCCGCAATAGCCAGGACCGCTCCGAACAACGACGGCCTACAACGGGCCGGCATGGATGCCGCTGGCCGCATGTCCGCGGAGGAGATCCCAGGATTCCTGAAGCTTCTAGAACAATCCAAAGGCCCCCAGGAGGTCCAGGCCGGCCTTTTCGGCGATGATGATTCAGCGATCCAGGACAGCATCCGGATTTCCAAGGCGGCCGCTAAGAAGGCCGAGGAACTGCAGGAGCAGATCCTAGCGGTCAAAGGAGCATCCAAACGCCCGGAGGCCGCGGCCAAGCTTGGGGTCAACGTGAAGGATCCGGAAGGACTTCAGAAGAAGATCCTGGATCTTTCCATGCAACGGGAGCGCTACCGCAATTTCTGGCAACACCCTGAGATCATTCAGGAGCTTTCCGGCAAGGCAACCGCTCCTGAGGAAGCCGCCGCAATACCGGAGGCCACTACCCCGACCATCGAGAGGAACGGGGAAGGCAACCTTTTCGGTGAAGAGGAAATGCCGTTCAACCTTTCGGGAGAGGTGGACAAGACAAGCCTCACCCCTGAAGAACAGAGGGCAAAGGCCCTGGACGAGGCAATGGCCGCGGAGAACGAACAGAACCAGGGAAGCCTTTTCGATGAGCCAAAAGGTGTCGCAAAGATCACGGGTGACAACATCAAGGCGTTTCATGGATCCAGGTCCAATGAGCGGTTTAGCGCTTTTTCTGAAGGCCGCGATGGATTTACTTACTTCACATCAGATAAGAAATCTGCCGAAAGGTATGCAAATCCTATGGGTGGGACTGAGAAGACAGCGGGGGTTTACGATGTATCGCTTAAAATCCAAAATCCAAAGATTTACCGGGAATCTAATTCTGAAGAGTTTGAGGCATTTACAAATAGAAATATCACCCTGGAGCCTGGTAGGGATGCGGCAATCCTGGTTGATAAGAATGGGAACCCTACCGATTATGCGATCCCTAATAGCCACATTGAAAACATAAGGATTACAGGATCACGGGAAGATGGCATGGAGATGGGCCTGGATGTTTCCAAGCGAGAACAGGCCCCGGAAGAAGTAACGCCCAATACCCGAACGATTAGCCGGGATTACAATGGCTATCCCAAGGGAACCCAGGTGGAAATCATCGGGAAAGCAAGCAAGGATCCATTAAGCACCGAGCTACAAATACGCTTCCCAGACGGGAAAACGGATCGCATCCCTGAAGCTTGGTTGAAGAAACCCAAAACCGCGGGAACCAAACCAAAGCAAACCCTCCCCCAACTTCTCAAGGAAAAGGGAAGGGATGCTGTGAATGAACTTCTAGGTGAGTGGAACGACGCTGAATTAAGCGCTGATGGCACTTATATCATGGGCGTCGTTGACCCTAGATCGTCCATGAAGCCGGAGCGCATACCGGTCAGGGAGTTTCTGGACTGGTTGCAGGATAAAGAATCCCAACCATCCGAAACACCTACCGAGGAAGCCAAGCAAACCGGCGAGATTTCTGAGGAGTATGATTCCCTGGATAAGAGCATCCAGGTCCGCTACGGGGAAACACCCCTTGGCATTCCAGAGTATCGTCAGATTGCCAGGGCCTTCATGTCCGGGGAACTTGCGCCTGAATCGGGCGTTCGTGTCACCCTGAAGGACGGAACTGAGTTTGACGGGGTGATGAAGGAATCCCAGGGAATGCCTTGGATTTCAGAGAACGGATCCGTCCGGCTCTCCTTCTATACCCCGGAGCATCTTGAGAGCATCGAAAGCATCCGCGTCACCAGGTCCGCGTCCGACGCCATTGCCGAGAAGCTGGAGCGGAAGTATGGGGAGATCGCCTACACCCAACCTGAAACCAGGGAGGACTACGAGCGGACGCTCAAGGGTCTTGCCACTCAGATCAGGAAGGCCAGGGAAGAATCTGAGGGAGGAAGTAACGTCATAAGGTATCTTCAATTAGATGCTCAGTTCGACAAGGTTGCCGATGAGATCCAGCTAGCCAAAAACAAGAGGGCCTACATCAAAAAGTATCCAGGAAGCTACGCTGAAGGGATTCCTTTTCCTCGCCGGCCTTGGCACAATAACGATGCCGCGGATCAGAACTACTCAATCCCCAAACCCTCTGATTTTGACCCGGATCCTGAAGTCAGAAAGAAGCGATCCGCCCCCCATCCTGGCAACTCTGAAACCCTTGCCCAACTCAAGGATTCCATCCTGCGGGCCGAGTCGGATATTTACTCAAAGAGACTCAGCGGGGAACGCAAGGCGCGCCTTGAGGGGATCATCGAGAGGCGCAAAGAACAGATTGAAAAAGGCGACTACTACGAGAAGCGCCTTGAGGCCTGGAATAAGGAGCAGGGGACTCAGGAAACAAATCCAGAGGAGAGAGGTTCCAATACTGAGGAACCCGGAAAGCCGTTCCCCACTACCAAGGAAGAGGTTCAATCTCAGTTGGATTCCCTTTCAGAGAAGCGCCAGCAAGAATCTGAAGAGGCCGTTAAGACCATTGACCAAAAGATTGAAGAGGCCACAACACCTGAAGAGGTCAACAGCCTGATAAAAGAGGCCAAGGAAATTGCGGAGAAGCGCTATCGATCCAAAGCGAGGCAATCCGACAAGGACCAATACCTAAAACGGATCGGCATCAAAGCATCCGTTAAAAAGAAAGGACTTGAAGACTTCGGTGAAAAGATCGGCGGAGCCAGGAAGGACACCGCAACCAAGGGAGGACGCGGGGCATCCAAGCCCCAGGATGATCGTCCGGGATGGGCAAGGCGCTATGAGATCCTCCAAATCCAGGCAGAAACATCCATTGGAGGAGGAAAGGAAATTGATCCATTCCTGAAAGGCCGGTGGATCATCCGTGACCTTCGGAACCTGGATTGGATGAAGCAACCCAAGCGAGTCGGCCGCGAAACCTATGCGACTAAGGAAGAAGCCGAAAAGATCGTCCCGCTGATTGCCGTAGCCAGGAACCATTCCGTCAGGATGGTGTCCAAGGGTGAGGAAAAACCCGCTTTCCAGATATGGAGGAAGGTGACGGATCGAAAGATGATCCAGGTCATCAAGGAGGATTTCCCAACCAGGGAGGCCGCGATGGACTACATGGCAAAGAATGCCAAGGACATCATCGAGGCCAAGACGGCCTGGAGAGAGGAACTGATCGTCAAACCTGAAAACGCAACTCGCACAGGAACCGAGCGCCGCCAGGGGCCGGCCACTCCTGAGATGTTCCAAGAGACGTTCGGATTCCGCGGGGTGGAGTTTGGAAACTGGATGAAGCAGGACACCGGATCCCTTGAGCGCCAGGAGGTTCTTAACAATGCCTACGATGGCTTGAAAGACCTGGCCGAGATCCTGGGAGTTCCCGACAAGGCGCTTTCCCTTAACGGGGATCTTGGCCTGGCCTTCGGAGCGAGAGGCCAGGGCCTCATTGGAGCAAAGGCCCACTATGAACCGGATTACGGAGTCATCAATCTCACCAAGATGAGCGGGGCAGGCTCCCTTGCCCACGAATGGTTCCATGCTTTCGATCACTACCTTGCCAGACTTGATTCCAAAGCATCGGGATCCAGGGAGGCGAACGACACCGGGGATCTTACCTACAAGAATCGCGGTTATGTCTCTGAGGGATTCAGCAGAAACTCCCAGGTCCGCCCTGAAGTCATCGAGGCCTTTGATTCCCTGATGAAGACGATGCGGACCAAGGCCGTCCAATTTATTGAGGACAGCAAGAAGGCCGAGGATTTTGTTGAAAGCACCAAGAAGCGCCTAGCTGATAAACTCGTTGAACTTCGCAGGAATCTTTCAAGTGAACTTCAGTATGGGAGCAAAAAAGCCCCGGCAACAGCCAAGCAACTTGCTAGGTTCGATGAACTGGCCGGCCGTCTATTGGATGGTGATGTCAAAACAAGTCTTCGGTTCGACAAGGACGCCAAGGTAAAGAAAAGCGCAAAGATTTCAGGGATGCGGTGGAGCAACGATACTTTGGATGCTCTTAGCGATCTTTGGAAAGAAGTCCGCGGACGCTCTGGATTCAAGAGCGACAACAGCGGTGTCGTCAATGGGTTGTATTCCTACGTCAAGAACTACCACGAACGGATCGAGATGCTTAAAAGCGCCTCTCAGGAAGAGGTGAAGACCAAGGCCGTCCCTACAAATTACCGGATGGAGTCGGCCAAGATTGACCAGGGAAGCGCCACCGACTACTGGCAGACTGAACTGGAACTGGCCGCCAGGGCCTTCTCTTCCTACGTCGAAGACAAGATTGCCAATGGAGGCGCGCGGAGTGAGTTCCTTTCCTACGGATCCGACAACGAACTTCCAGGTTACAAAATGTGGGGACTGAAGCCCTTCCCTGAAGGGGAGGAGCGCCTTGCCATCAATGCGGCAATGGACCGGCTTTTCCGGACGCTGAAGACCAAGGAGACGGAGAAGGGGGTATCCTTCTTCTCCATGAAAGAGGGGCAAGAAAAGCCTCCATTCTACTCCCAACTCCAGCGCACGATTGAATCTAAGATGCCGAATCGGGCTTCCGTGGATCAGATCCGCGCCATCATCGACCCCGCCAAAGGAAGCGGCGTAAAGCCGGATGAGGTCAAATGGAGCAACCTTGAAGGCTTCCTAGAGGGGAAGAAGAGCGTCACCAAGGCCGAGGTTTTGGATTACTTACGAAACGAGGGATCGGTGAAGTTTGAGGAGAGGACGCTGGCTGGAGAAGACGAATTTGGAATGGAAGCTATTGCATTACCAAACGCCACCAAATACTCCGAATACACGCTCCCCAACGGAGAGAACTACAGGGAGGTTGTGCTGACTCTTCCTGACAAGGTTACGAAACCTCAATTTACCATAGGTGGTAAAGTATTTAACAAATTAAGTGACGCTCAGGATTACATGAGGGAATACGGAGGGGTAATTAGAGCAAGGGGAGCAAATTTAAACTCCTACACCTCCTCCCACTTCCCCGACATCCCGAACTATGTAGCGCACATGAGGCTCAACGAGCGCAAAGATGCGTCTGGTGCTGATGGCCTCTTTATTGAAGAACTTCAGTCTGACAGGCATCAGCAGGGCAGGGAGAAGGGGTATGCTGGTGAAGGCACGAATGAAATGGAGGAGTTTGAAAAGTTGCGTGATATTCCTGCATCACAACGCACAGAAGCACAGCAGACTAGGTTTGATGAATTATCTTTCAAGGTTCTAAAATCGCAAGAAAGAGGAATCCCAGACGCACCCTTCCGCAAGGATTGGCACGTCCAGATGTTCAAGAGAGCCTTGCGTGATGCCGTTGTATCCGGCAAGGAGTGGATCGGCTGGACAGAAGGCAAGACTCAAAACGAGAGATACCCCGACAGGCCAGAAGAGAAGCAGAAGGGGATGGCAACATTCTATGACGAGATTCTTCCCAACGAGATTAAGAAATACGTCAAGAAATGGGGCGCGAAGGTTGAGGAGGGGAAAATTGGTCAATCCATGTCCAAAGAAGACATGGACATGGGAGATATTTCCGATGCAACTCCAGAAGAACTTGCACAACTTGAAGCGCAAGGAATGGTATCCGGCCCATCTGTTAAAATCTGGAAAGTCACCATCACGCCCGAGATGCGCGAGAGCATCAAGAACGAGGGACAGACCTTCTTTTCGACTAAGGAAGAATTGGCAGAATTGACAAAGATTGCAGACCCGGATATTTCTGCCCTTGATGAGCGCGATACAAGACTGGTTGGACGAACCGATGCGGCACGAGCAATCAGCATACTTGAAAGAAAGCTTGAGGAAGAGGCAAAATCTTCAAAAAAGCCTAGGACTTGGAGAGTTGCCAGCGGAGACTACCATGACGTTCAAGACTCCCCACAAATCGCCCTGGCCAATGCAGTTGCAAGACTTTTCGGACGAGAACTTGTAGTCTTTAAGGAGATTGGGAATGCGCCAAACGGCATAGTCAACGGAAGCCTTGAGCTTCGCAGATTCATATTTCTAAACGAGGCCTCGGATAAGCCCGTTTTCCTGACGCTAGGGCATGAGCTATGGCATATCATTCATACCCAAGCCCCGATTCTAGCGGAATCTCTCAGGAGAGAGCTTCGCCCAATGATGAATATCGGATCAATCAGAGAGGCGAAGGGGCTGTATGATGCCTACCACCATGAGAATGAAGCCATTGGCGACCTTCTAGGGGACATGCTTTCCGACCCAAGACGATTCAATGACTTGGCTCAAAGGAATAAAAGCTTGGCAAGAAAGGTTGTTTCCGCAGTCCAAAAGTGGCTTTCAAAAGTCTCCAACGCCTTGAAAAACGCGGGTTATGGAAGCAATAAGTTTTTCCGGGACATCGAGGAAGCAAGGGACAGGATGGTTGATGTCCTAGCAAAGTTTTCGGAAGCCCCATTTTCCGATCATGGTGAGTTTGTTTTTGAGCCGCGGGAATCAAGTGAATCCTATTACTCCAAGAAACAGGATCGACTCCTTGCCGCTATGGATCGGCATAATGCCGCACCTCCTCTTTCCATGCGGGAGAAGGTTGCTTCCTCCATGCGCCGGATCAAGGGGGTTACAAAAGACCTTCCTGAGTTTGGCGACTTCAAGCGTGAAGTTCTCAAGTGGAGTTCCAGGAGTCAGCGTAGCGCCAACGAGATCCTGAGAGTCCAGGGTCAAATTGAAGAGGCTGTTCCCTCCAAGGAAAAACGCGACGGGATCACCAACTTTATCCAGGCCAACGGGGATCAGGGCCTCTTGCGCTCCTGGGCCAATGCCACCAAGAACAAGGCCCTAAAGGCCGGCTACGAGGCCGCATTGACCCTCACCCCGGAAGAGATCGCCACGGCCAAGAAGGTCCAGGTGACATACAACACTCTTCATGCCAGGGCGGCCAAGTTCGGGATCGACATGGGTTATCTCCCCAACTACGTCACCGAGCTATGGAAGCAGGAACCGCAACGCGCCGCGGGATCCAGCCCGAAGCGCCTGAGCGATTTCTTCAAGTTTTCCCAGGAGCGAGTTTTCCCGAATTACTTTGAAGGCGAACAGGCTGGCTATGAGCCGCAAACCAAGGACATCAGCAAGCTCTTGGGCCTCTACATGAATGAGATGAACAACGCGATCAACTCGCGTCGGTTCGTCCAGGAGCTATCAAAAGGAACGGCCAGCGACGGCCGGCCTCTCGTATCTGCCCGTGGAAGCGGACAACTTGTAGGCGAAGATGTCGGGGATAAGGTTCACCTCGTTTATCCGGACAAGGCCGCGGAAGGAACTGAGGACTACAAGAAGCTGGATCAACCGGCATTGCATGGTTGGGTCTTTGCCGGGAAGGATGCCGATGAGAACATGATCCTGGTTAAAGGGGATCTTGCGGTGCATCCGGAGATCGCCACCCATTTTAAGAATGCCCTAGGATCTTCAAGGATCCGCCAATGGTGGAACGAGAAGACAGAAAACCCATTCCTCAACGCCACCAAGGGGACAGCTAAGTTCATTCTGGATGACCTCCAGGGTGCGGTGAAGGGAACCATGCTTTCCTTCTCCCCCTTCCACCAGGTTCAGGAGGGGATCCACGCGCTAGGCCACCGGATCAATCCGTTCGGGAACATCCCCAAGATTGACCTTCGCCGGCCGGATCAGATGGACGCCGTCGAGCATGGACTCATGCTCTCCCATGACAGGCTTTCACAACACCTCTTCATGGAGGGAGTGGGAACCAACAACCGGAACCTGGTGACGGCATTAGTCCGGAAGGTGGGATTCAAGCCAGGACGCCTCGCCGCGGACCGGATCGACGCTTACCAGGACTGGCTTTTCGGCCACTACATCCCCGGCCTGAAGTTTAAGACCTACGAGCATATCCTCGAACGAAACACGGCCAGGTATGCAAAGGATCTTTCCATCGGGAAAGCTACCCTGGACCAGGTGAAGCTTCTCTCCGCTCGCCAGGCCAACGCGGCCTATGGGCATCTGAACTACACGGACATGGGCCACAATCCGACGATCCGCCATGCCTTCCAGGTAGTGCTTCTTGCGCCCGACTTCCTGGAGGCCCGCGCCAGGTTCACAGGACAGGCTATCAAGGGACTAGCCGGGAAGGTGGGATCCGAGCAACTTCAGGCCTTGGCCTTCCTGGCCGTGACTCAGTTCGTCCTGGCGCGGGTCCTGAATAAACTTCAGAACGACGATTATGAATGGGGCCACCCGTTTGAGGTAAAAGTCGGAAACAAACTCTATGGCCTGAGATCCGTCCCGGAGGACATTTACAAACTCTTTGGCAACACGGCCGGCTTTATCGGAGGCCGTATCTCCCCGATCTTTGGACGGCTCATCCAGGAAGGCCTCTTCGGAGTCAACTACCGAGGGGAACACACTACCTGGGGGGATGCTCTCAAAGACATCGTTGCCGGGATTGTCCCGATGCCGTTCCAGTTTCTCACCAAGGACATTGCGCCAGGCGGCCGCTCCCAAACGATCAACCCAATGGAGCAGATCCTTTCGGCCACCGGCCTTCAGGTTCACCGCTACTCCCCCATCAGCGCCACCTATCAACTCGCTAGGAAGTGGACCGAAGCCAACGATCCCGACGATGCCAAGGCGCGGGGGCGCTACCCCGTGAGCAAATACCAGGGATTAAGGTATGCCTTGGAGGATGGTGACTACCAGGCCGCAAAGGCGGAAATGAGGAAACTCCAGGTCAAAGGGCAGAAACTCCAGGACATCCGGGAAGGGTTCAAGACATCCGTTGCCCATCCTTTCACCGGGACGAAACTGAACGACATCCGGTTTGAACGCTCCCTTGCCGGCCACGACAAGGAGATATTCAAGGCCGCGGTAGAGCGCCGGAGGATCATCCTTCAGCGGTTTGGACAAGCCCTCAGGTAGGCAAGTGGTAGTTGGTGATCATCAGCATCTACCTTTCCTTCCCTTGATTTAGAACAACTTACGGGATGTCCCCTCTAACAAGGGGGGATGTCCCGGCCAACATGGGCGGAAGGCGCTCGATGTCCCGGAGTGTTTCCTGAATGTCCCGCCCAACCATACCGAAAAGCGTGAAATGTCCCGGCCTTCCTGATAAATGTCCCGTTGATGCGGTTGGGTTGAAAACCGAATAAAACAGGAAACAGACTACACCAATTATTAGGTGTGCAGGGTTTGCAAGAGGGTTGTACCTATTTGATGCCGCGACTACCGAGGGTTAAATCCCTTGCCTCCCAAAACGCCAAAAGCCTCATAAAGTGTCAGCACCTTCATTTTTACTGACATGTTTCTAGTGTAGGGAGGATGAGTTCGAATCCCTCCCTCACCGCCATTCTTCAGAGTCGAAGGAATGGCCCCTGGACCCCGATAGAATGGGCCTCCGAAGCGATACGAAAGCATTTGAAAAATTGCGAAAAGCAAGGCAAAGTGTCAGGACATGTCAGCGACCCCCAAGCAACGCGCGCGCCGGTTGACCCCTCGTTTCTACCCCTCTGAGGATCGTTGGGTGGTTGATCTTCCGGCCGACATGAACGCCGGCCATCGGGCCAGGAAACTCTTCAAGCGCCAGGATTCCGCCTTCCGCTTCATCAGTCAGTTCATGGCCGCCTCCAGGATCGGGACGCTCACGGAACGAGTGGCGAAGGCCGACGCCTCCAATAAGATCAGCGGCCTTGTGCCGCTCTACTTGGCAAGCATGGAAATGGATGGGCAATCCCCGGACGGGATCAAACAGGCCAAGACTTGCCTTCGCCGGTTCGTGCTGGCCTTTGGGGATCTTTCCCCCGATGCCATCACCGGAGATGACATTGACGATTGGATTGAGCGCCTCGACTTCGCCACCCGCACGATCTTCAACCATTTCGCCCAGGCCCGTCAGTTTTACGCCTGGAAGGAGATAAGGAAGCTTGTCACCAAATCCCCGTTTGAGGAGGCCACGACGCCACCCAAGACGGATGAGGATGCCAGGAAGCAAATCCTCACTCCGGATCAGATGAGGGAACTTCTTGATCTTCCGATTTCGGATCCTTGGATCAAGTGCAAGATTGTCCTGGGGGGATTTGCCGGCCTGAGGACATGCGAGATGGCAAGGATGAGTTACGATTGCGTAGATGAGGAGTTTGAGGAGATCAACGTCAACAAGAACCAATCCAAAAAGGGCAAGGCCATGAGGCCCCGGAGCATCACGCTCCAGGATGCCGTGCTTCGCCACCTCCCCAAGGGGGAAGGTCCATTGATCTCATCGAGCAAGGAGTGGAGGCATCACCGCGGGATGCCGGCCGAGGCCCGGTTAGGCTATAAGCGCTTCCCTCAGAATGCCCTCAGGCACTCGTTCGCCTCGTATCACTTGGCTCATTTTCGCGATGCATCAAAGACGGCCTTTGAAATGGGCCATACCAATTCAAAACTGCTTTACGAAACCTATGCCAATGCCGTGAGCCGGAGGGACGCCGCGGCCTGGTGGGCGCTTTAGGGTTTCAGAACCTTCCACCCTGGGCGGCTAGGGATCCCGGTCGTGGTCCAGAAATTATCCGTCCCCAGGAGGAGCGAGGGATGCTGTCCGTCCAGGCCGATTGTCACCCTATCCCTGCGGGGATCGGATCCTACCCCGTTGACATACATTTTGTTGTCCTGAAGAACGTAGTAGCGCGCTCTGACAGATTCCGCATAAGCCTTCCTGGCCTGCACCGCGGCCGCGGCCGCATCGGCCTTCATGGTCCGGTCAATGTAGAAGACGACAAGGACCAGGAAGGACAGGGCAATGACCCAAAGTGGATTGAACATTCGCATCTCTTAGTTCTTCTCAGAGTCTCTGGATTGAGATACAACAAGAAGCTTAATTATTCTAGGCGTCTTGTGCCTTTAGCCGGCCGACGGCTTTGCTTTTAGCCCCCTCACCCGCGGAGCGAACCAGATCCGCCAGGTACTTGCTGACGCCCCCGTTGGTTCGCTCAGGGTAGTAGCCATTTGCAACCGCTTGTTGGATGGCGAGTTCATCCATGTCGGTGTTCCACCGGATCGTTCGGTTCCGTTGGGAGGATGTTTTTTTTTCTGTTGCCATAAGAGAAACCATACGCATCGGCGGGAGGGGGGCAAAGATTTATGTGGTAAGCATAATGCTTATCCGTATTATACGCATGATCGTTATGAATAGCACGAAACCGACACCACGAAACAGGACGATCCGCTGGGATGAGTCCATCGACAAACTGGCCGCCGACTTGGCCTTTGAGAAGCGCATGAAGGGGGGAGTCAGCGAGTTGCTGGCCCGTCTCATCAAGGCCGAATCGAAGCGCAAGAGGGGTATCGCTCACCTCCACTCAGCGGTATGAGCGCCATGAAACCAACCTACCTCCGTCCCAAGGAAGCGGCCGCTTACATGGCCGTCGGCCTCACAAAACTCTACGCGCTGATCGGATCCAAGAAGCTCAAGACATCCATGATCGGGGGGGTCCGCCTGATCCGCGTGGAGGACATCGACGCATTGGTTAACTCCTCACTCCAATGAACGAGTTCGCACTCATCGCACTCCTCACCATCTTCCTGATCCTCACCTTTTTCTCCCCAAAATCATGAACATGCTCACCCGTCTTTGGAACCGCTACTGCCTCTTCGTCGGCTACAAGCGCCGGCCATGCCCTTTTCATGAGGGACTCCGGCTCCGATCCACAACTTTCCCCCAGGCAAGCACCCCTTCATTCCCGAAGGAACAACCCAACCCAACCAACACCAACCAATGACACCCATATTCTACGCGATCCTCGCGTGTGCCACAGCATTTCAACTCGGACGCCTAAGCACCCGACTGAAAAAAGAAGACCAGGAAGGCGGCAACCTCCCTGGTCAGAAGTAACAACAACCCCACGAAAGAGTAGTAATTACATGAATACCCAAAACCAACTGATCGAAACTGGCAAGCCCCAACGTGCAAGCGCCCTGGCCGTCATGGCCGCGCGCCTCCAGGTGGACCCTGCCAAACTCCACGACACCCTCAAGAACACTTGTTTCAAGGGAGCCAACGACCATGAGTTGCTTGCCCTGGCCGTCGTCGCCAATGCCTACAACCTCAATCCGCTCACGAAGGAAATCTATGCGTTCCCTTCCAAGGGAGGAATCGCCCCCATCGTCAGCATTGACGGCTGGATCCGGATCACCAACGACCATCCGCAATTTGATGGCATCGAGTTTGAATACCAGGACGACCAGGCCGGCCGCCCCGTCTCCTGCACGGCCATCATCTACCGGAAGGACCGGACCCGTCCGGCCAAGGTGACGGAATACTTCTCCGAATGCTCCCGCGGAACGGAACCCTGGAAGCAGTTCCCCAGGAGGATGCTCCGTCACAAGGCTTTGAAGGAATGTTCCCGAATCGCTTTTGGATTCTCCGGGATCACCGACGAGGACGAGGCCGCCGACATTGCGCGCAACGCGGCCGTTGCCAAGCCGATCTTTGCCAAACCAGCGGCCGTTAAGCTGGAGGCCCCCCAGGAGGAACCCGTCCCGGTGGAGGTGGAGATGATCCCCGTTGAACCCGCGGCCCTGGAGATTGCCGACCATGACCTATGGGATGGTGACAACCTCCCTGAGTTCCAGCCCGACACTCCACAGAAGAGGATCTTGGCGGAACTGCACAAGGCCGGATTCAGCGAACCTGAGTTCTGGAACGTCCTGAAAGCCAAGGCCATCAAGACCACGGCCAAGACGATCAACGGCCTCTCCGACAAGTTGGCCGAGGGAATCCTGGGGGATTGGGACGAGATGCTGTCCGCCCTGAACGCAACCATCAGCGCCGAATAACCATGATTGCTTTCAACAAAGGCCGTCAGGATCGCGGAACCGAGCCGTCCGGATCTTCCATCACCCGTTACAAGGATTGCCCTGGATCGTATCTCCTGGAACTTCATGTCCAGGGAGAGGATACAACCTCACCCGAAGCGGACCTTGGGAACCTGGTTCACTCCTCCCTGGCCGGATCCGATGTTCAGCTTTCCGACGAGGCCGCTGAAATCAAGGCTAGGTGTCTGAAGCAATATGATGAGGTTCGCGCCTCCATCGAGGAGGCCCCCTCCCCCGTTGCTGAACCCATCATCGAAACCCGCTTTTGGTATGGAACCCATTGGAGCGGCCAGGTGGACAGGGTGGATTTCCTCAACGAGGAATCTGCCCTGGTTGTGGACTGGAAGACGGGACGCATCGCCCAGGATGAAGCCGACCAAAATCTGCAACTCAGGGCCTATGCGGTCCTGGTCCGGGATGCCTTCCCTCAACTGAAGCGGATCTACGTTGCCATAATCCAGCCGATGGCCGGCGCTCCCACCCTCTCCGTCTATGACGGGGAGGCTATGGATTTAGCCGAACGTGAGATCGTCGGGATCATGGATGCGATCATGGATGATTTCGCTCCGCGGAATCCTTCAGCCAAGGCTTGCCGTTATTGTAAGGCGAAGAAGGTATGCCCGGAGGTTCACGGCCAGGCCCTCGCCATGAAGGGAGTGTCCGATGTTCCAGCGCTTACTAACGAGCGGATCGGTGAACTGCTGGAGGCCGCGGACTATGTGGAGAACTTCATCGACGACCTGAAGGCGGAAGCGAAACGCCGGCTTCAGGAAGGCCAGGAGATCCCAGGTAGGAAACTCTCCCCAGGAAAGACAACTAGGAGCGTCACAAGTGCTGAGGAGGCTTTCGGATGTGTCAATGCGATCCTGGATCCCGCTGAGTTTGCCGGCTGTTGCAAGCTGTCCCTCCCCCAACTTGAGAAGGCCGTTGCCGCAAAGCATGGACTGAAGGGGAATGCCGCCAAGGAGGCGCTGGAAACTCTCCTGGGAGATGTCCTTCAGAGCAAGCAGGGAGAACCCGTTCTTTCCAAAGCATGAACGGCCTTTCCTACACCAACAAGTATTTGAAGGGGCGCTCCCCTGAGGAATGGGCGGCGCTGATCCAGGAGTTAACTCCTAAACTTCGGGTAGAAGTTTCCAAAATCGTCTGGTGGGACTTCTTTGGAAACAGGCTTGTTGGGGATCGCTGGCCTCAACTGGACGAATACCTAAACGTCCCGGTGGATGCGACGATCCCGCGGGGGGATCTCATCAAGGCCCTGGTGGCCATCGGCTACACGGAACACCAGGCAACCGGACGCGTCAAATGAACGATCAAGTCACCTATCCGGCCGATCCAGGTTACAAGGAAAGCTTCACTAGTCGCGATGCGGCTCTTTCCATGAGGAAGGAAAGTTCAAGACTACGGATGATGGTATTAGGCGCGCTCCGAGTTCCCATGACTGCGGATGAATGCGCCGAAGCCCTTGGGATGTCTGTGTTATCCATACGTCCGCGATTCACGGAACTTCTCCGAGTCGGGGAAATCGAGGAAACCGGTGAACTTCGCCACAACCGAAGCGGCCGCCGAGCGAAAGTCTGGAGGAGAATGGCCCAATGAAATCCATCGACAGGATCCTTAATGATCTAGGCCTGGAGACCCCTGAGCTTCCCCCCATCAACCGGAGGGAGGCCATCGAGGCCGGCCTAATCAAATACGACGGGCAACCCACCAGGGGGGTATGCGGAAAAAGCGCCTATCCCTCTCAATCAAGCGCCGATAGCGCGATCAAACATCGTCTCCGCCAGGGATTCGGAGGGACTAGCTTCCTGCGATCCTACTACTGCCAGGAGTGCGGGGCCTGGCACATGTCTTCAGCTAACAACAAGAAAAACAAATGACAAAAGAGATTTTTGATAAATGGGAGCAGTTCAAGTATGAGAACGTCCGCTTCCTGGGTTACGGGGAACCCCATGTCCCCGACATGGAGGAGAGGGTTTTCCATGCGTTCTCCCAAGGGTTTAAGGCAGGAAGGGATTCAGCCGACACAACCAAGCAGGAGGACCGGCCATGACCCGACTCTTTGCCCATGTCAGGGTCAACGCCGAGACCGGCATGAACAGGACGGAGGCTCTTTATTCAGCCCACCTCCATGTTCTCCGGGCGGCCGGCGAGGTGGCCGACTTCAAGTTTGAACCGCTCAAGCTGAAGCTGGCCGGATCCACGTTCTACTCACCCGACTTCCTGGTGATCCTCCCCTGCGGGAAGTTGGAACTGCACGAAGTCAAAGGCCATTGGATGGACGATGCCAGGGTGAAGATCAAGGTGGCGGCGCAATCCTTCCCCTGGCTCATCTTCAAGGCCATCAAGCGCGCCGGCCGCGGATGGGAAACTGAGGAGTTCAAACCATGAAACTCTACCGCTTTCACCTGGGGGATTATTCTGCCCATACCAAACACCTCACCCTCCTGGAGGATCTGGCCTATCGCCGGATGCTGGATCTTTACTACACCCAGGAGGCCCCCCTCCCCGCGGAGTCCAAGAAGATTGCGCGCCTCATCGGCATGGCCGATCACCTGGACCTGGTGGAATCGGTTCTCACCGAGTTCTTCCAGGATACCCCTGAGGGCTGGAGAAATGACCGATGCGAAGAGGAGATCGCCGGATTTACCGAGATGAAAAACGCCGGCCGCAAGGGGGCCGCAAAACGATGGGGAGGAAATAGGGTCCCTAATGGGGAGGCTATGGGGTCCCTATGCCCACCCCATGAAGACCCTAATGCCACCAATACCAATACCAATACCAATATAGAGAGTATAGGCGCTGGAAAATCCTTCCCGTCCATCGAGGAGGCTGAAGCCTTCTGCAAGGGTCAACACCTCCCGACCGGTTTTGTTCAGGAATGGCACAGCAACCGAGCATCCCAGGGGTGGGTCAAGGGCAACGGGATCCCGATCACCAACTGGCAAGCTGATCTGAAATCCTGGATTTACCGACAAGCCAGGGAGGACATCGCAAAGGGACGGACCTCAACGAAGGCGGCCGGCCAAAGCAAATACGCTGACGCATTCTGACCATGACCACGATAACCAAACTATGCCAGGAGTGCGGAGGCATCTTCAGCTTTGAACCGCTGGAGATGAACGGACGCCGGATCTTTGAACCGAACTACTGCGATTCCTGCGCGGAAACCCTCTCCCAACAGCAAACCAAGCAAGAGCAACGCCGCGAAGAGGAGGCGTATAGAAATGCGTTTTGGAACAGCATCCCTCCGATCTACCGAGAGACGGATCAAACGAAGATTAAGGCCACCTTGCGAAACCTCATCGCAAATTGGAAGGGTGGGAATGTCGGCATCATCGGCACCTCAGGGGAAGGCAAGACTAGGACGGCCGTGCTTCTCCTCGAGCGGATCCATTTTAGGCGCTCCACCATGTTCCTCTCCTCATCGAACTTCGGGAAGATCGTCGCAAGCCAGTTCAGCAACACTCCAGGTCGGAGAGATGCCGCGGAGGGGATCATTGCCAAGGCCTACCATGCCGACGTTCTCCTGCTGGATGACGTAGGCAAGGGACGGATGACCGACCGAGCCGAGGCCGAGTTACACGATCTCCTGGAACATCGCACCTCCTGGAAGAAGACAACCATCTGGACGGCCAACAGCAACGCCAGGCAACTCCATGCCATGTTCACCGCGGATCGCGCTGATGCGATCCTGAGACGACTCACCGACAACACGACCATCATCACGTTATGAACCCCGACACCACACACGCCGAGGTCGCAAGGCTCCGTCACCTCTTGAAAAAGTCTTTTGAGTGCCTTAAGGCTTACGGGGGGCGGTTAGGAGTCGAAGCAGAGCTTGGCCCTGACGAGGTGATCCAAGAGGGAGATGAGAAATTTGTAGGCAGAGGCCCTTGGCTTACACAGGCCTTTTATATCGGGGAAAAAGCTGGCAAATATCCATTGATACGATTCCGCACCCGCCGCCCGTTGCCGAAGAGGGAAGGAGAACAGCCCTATTGCTCAGCTTTCCCCTGCGAAGGGAGCCTAGCGGGAGTGCCATTGGAGGATGAGCTATCTGCAATCGAAGATGGAAATCCGTGGATAGACCCCAGCAAAAACATTCTTATTTGCATCCGCTACCTCCGCGACGAGATCGAAGCACTCAAGAAAAACCAAAAGTGAACCTCTACGGAAACCTGAAGCAGATTAAGGAAATCGCCTCCGAGATTGGCCGCTCCAGGACCTTTGTCCACGGGGCCAAGAAGGCTATGGAAGAGGCCGGCATCGCCTGGCCGATGAACATGATGTCCACCGAATGCCTTGTGCATTGGATCCGAGCCAACGGATACACTTGCACCGGCTATGCCCGGAAGAAACCCTGCGTGAGTCGGTGATAAGAAGAAACTTAGAAGAATCAGAAGAATAAATAACGGGGGTCATTAGGGGGTGAGACCAAACACCCCGTCAAGGTTCAACATCCAAGCATTAGCCTCCTAAATGTAACTGAACATAATTGAACAGCGCGAAGGTTGTCGGGAGTTTCTAACGATCCCATAACCGGGAACGTGGCAGAAGATTCCAAGCCCAAAATTGGCCGGCCTTCCAAGTTCACCGAGGAAGTAGCCGCGGAAATCTGTCGTCGCCTGGAAGAAGGCGAATCGCTCCGGCATATCGGCATGCTGGATCACATGCCAACCGCGGAAACCATCCGCACTTGGTTGAGAGACAAGCCTGATTTTTCTGCACAATACGCACGGGCGCGTGAACTTCAGGCCGATCACTTCGCTGACGAGATCCGCGACATCGCCAACGACGGCCGCAACGATTGGGAGATCAGGGAGAGTGAACGCACCGGCCAGGAGCGCATCGTCATCAACGCCGAGAACGTCCAACGCTCCAGGCTCCGCGTCGATACCCTCAAGTGGCTCATGGCGAAACAGGCCCCCAAAAAATACGGGGAGCGCATCGAGGTGGAGAACACCGGGAACGTGGGAAGCGGCATCATCGTCACCCCTGAGGTCCTCAAATCCCTCCAGGCCGGCTACCAGGAACTCCTGGCAACGCTCAACGCATGACCGCGGCCGCCCCCATCAAGGCCGCCAAGGCCACCGCTACGGCCAGGAAGACTCCAGCCAGGAAGCCTTTCTCCGGAGAGGTTGCCCTGGCCGCCCCGGTGAACTTCGGTGAGCAGATCCTGGGGGTCCAGTTCTACGATTGGCAAAAGGAAGTTTTGGGTTGGTTCGCTAAGACGGACGCCCGCATGAAGGCCTCCGTGGCCGCTCCGAACGGATCCGGCAAGAGCGAACGTGTCATCGCGGCGCTGGCCCTTTGGTGGGTTTGCATGTCCCCCAGGGCCAGCGTCGTCATCACCTCCAAGGATTCCCGCCAGTTGGACCAGCAGATATGGCCGGCCCTGGAACAGCACAAGGCGAAGTTCTCCAAGATGATTTGGAACAGCCGGTACATCGAGACGCCCACCGGTGGCCGCATCATCGGTTTCACCACGGACGATCCAGGCCGCGCAGAGGGATGGCATAGGCAACCGGACGGACCCCTTCTCCTGATCGCTGACGAGGCCAAGAGCATCCCTGAGGCGATCTTTGAGGCCTTCGACCGATGCACCTACAACGGCCTTCTTTACATTTCCTCGACCGGCCTGATGCAAGGCCGCTTCTACGAAAGCCATACCTCCAAGGCGGACCAGTTCAAGACCCGCCGCGTTCGCCTAGAGGAATGCCCTCACATTCCGGAAGCCAGGATCAACGACATCCTCAACACCTACGGCGAGGAGCATCCCTTCACCAGGTCCACGCTCTACTCAGAGTTCATGAGCCGGGACGAGGAGAGCATGTTCTTCTTCACCCTTTCCTCCCTGGACAAGTGCCTTTCCTCACCTCCGGCCGTCCGGGGGGGTGAACGAGTCGCGTTCTGCGACTTTGCCGGGGGTGGGGATGAAAACGTCTTGGCGATCCGTGAAGGCAACATGACCAGGATCGTGCGCGCCTGGCGCGAAAGCAACGAGATGGCCGCCATCGGTGAGTTCATCCGTGAGTTCAAGGCCCTGGGCCTGGATCCCTCCGAAATCTACGGGGACAATGGAGGGGCCGGTAAACCGATGATTGCCCGCTTCCATGAAGTGGGCTGGCCGATCAACCGCTACAATGCCGGTGAAAACGCGATCCGGGATGACGACTATGCCAACCGATCCGCGGAAGTATGGGACACGGCCGCCAGGGAAGTATCCAAGGGAAGCATCATCCTCCCCGATGATCCGGCGCTGAAGGCCCAACTCGTCGCCAGGAAGCGCCTGGTGGATTCCCGCGGACGCCTCAAAGCCGAAAGCAAGGAGGACATGAGGAAGCGTGGCGTCAAGTCACCCGACCGAGCCGACGCGATCACGGCCGTCATTGCCCTTCGCCAGCCGGCCATCATCCGGAACAGGGAGGCCAATCCCCCCTGGATGGAGTTCATCAGCGATTCCTTCAGCCAGGACCTGGAACACGGGGGCGCTCTGACCGGGGCCTCAGCCGGAGATTAACATGGACACCGATTTCCAAACACTTGTGGGAGATATCCGCCAGGACATTGCGTCCCGACGGGCATGGGCGGATCGTCAATCCATCTGGTATCAGATGCGACGGGACGGCCTCCGACGCAAGGTGAAGCCCTTCCCAGGTGCGGCCGACATGCACTTTCCGCTAGTCGATTCGGTCATTGAGAAGCTCAAGCCATTCTACATCAATCAACTCTTCGCAACCGAACGGCTGGCGGACTTTATCTCGAAGGATCCCCAGGCCGGCGAAAGCGTCACCGATGCGGCCTGGTGGTTTGATTTCAAGCTCAAGCAGAAGAGCAACCTGGAACAGGAAATCTGCTATGTCTTCGACGGCATGCTTCAGAACGGCCGGGGCATCGCCAAAATCACCTGGGACACGGAGAAGAAGGCCATCCGCTTTGACTCCATCGAGCCGATCTATGTGATCGTCCCCCCGGACACCGAGAGCCTTTGTTGCGCCGACCGGATCGTGCATGTCCAGCACCTCTCCAAGTGGAAATACCAGAATGGTCCAGGTTGCGAGAACAGGAATCAGGACAAGACGTTCATCGAACGGATCCTGGGAGGCAAGGCGGACAACGAGGCCACCCTTCTAGAGGCCACCAAGAAGACCCGCGAGGGAGTCACCCATACCTCCCTTCCCGACACCATCATCATTTGGGAAATCTACGAGCGGACCAAGGAGGGGTGGACGATCCACACCATCTCCCCCTACCTGGAGGACGAACCGATCCGCCCAAGCTACGGCCTCCCCTACAACCACGGGGAGGCCCCCTTTGTGGACTTCACGATGGAGGAGACGGACAAGAGTTATTACTCGCCCCGCGGAGTCACCGAGATTCTGGCCCCCTACGAGTCTTCCCTGAACAAGATTTGGAACGAGAAGCACGACGCGATGTCCTTCTTCAACCGGCCTCTCTTCTACGCATCCAGGGACATCCCCAATGCCGGCAACATCCGGATGAGGCCTGGTGACATCCTCCCCTTTGAGATCCGTCCGGTGGACCGGGGCGCTCCCCCCATGTCCTGGGACCAGGAAATGATCAACACCCGCATGATCGCTGAACAGCGGATCGCCATCCCCGACTTCGGAACAGGCCAGTCCATCAACACCAGCGAGCGGAAAACGGCCACCGAGATCGACCAGATTTCAGCCTCCATGTCCACCATCGTTGACATGCGAAGCCGACTCTGCCGGCGTCAACTTGGGAAGCTTTACTCCCAGGCCTGGAGTCTCCTGACCCAATACGACAAGGATTGCGACTTCCTCAAGGGGGATGCCCTCAAGCAGTTGGATGTCAAAGCCAAGGAGGCCGTTCTTTCGATCCAACCCAACGGATCCTCCGATTCTTGGAACCAGCATGCCCGGATGAAGAAGGCCATCAACCGGAAGCACCTTCTTGGCAACTCCCCCTTTGTGAACCAAGGGGAACTGGACAAGAGCATCCTGGAATTGGATGAGCCGGGACTGGTCAAGCGTCTCTTCATCGAACCTCAGACCAAGCAACTCGACCAGGTTTCCCGGATCATGATCACGATCCCGGCGCTGGAAGAGGGCCTTCCGGTCCCCCTTCAGCAGGACGATGACGACGCGATCCAGGCCGAGTTCCTTCTGGAATACCTGGCGCGAGAGGCCAAGGCCCAGAAGCAACTCACTCCCCAGGGACAGAAGGCGCTTCAGGACAGGCTGGCCGCCCACATGGAACGGCTCAAGCAGAGCAATCCCAAGGCCGCCGCGGCGCTCAAGGCCAAGGGAATAGCCATCACCAAATCACTCCAGGCCGAACAGGCCCAACAGGACCAACAGCCTAACCAGGATCAGGTCGGCCAACTCCCCCAGGCCGGCCAGGGGATGGAACAAGGAGGGATCGCGGCATGAACCCGATCAGATTCCTCAGGGCCATCCGGTTTGCCCTTTCCACCAATAGCGCCTGGGTGGACGGAGCGGAATGGACAGGAGCAGACGAGGCGGCGCTCACCTCGTTCCTGGCCGGCGAGACAGGACGCAAACTCACCTCGCGACTCCGAAACTCCTCCCTGAGCATGAACGCCCAGGCCGTGCAGGAAGGGAGCGCCCAGGGATGCGGCCGTGCCGCGGGATACATGCTCGCCATCGCGGACATCCAAACACTTTCGGCCAGCGCTTCGCCGCAAGAAGCGCAATCCGAGCAAGCCGGCGACGGGTCCGGTTTGCTTGAACACCTCAACCCGTAACAGCAACCATTTTCATGGAAGCAGAAACACCAGAGACGGGAACCAACCTCACCGAGGGCGACCTTTTGGAATTGGCAATGAAAGCCGATTCCAACCAGGGATTCGTACCCGATGAGGAGGAGGCGCAATCCCCTTCCGAGACGCCGGCGGAAGAATCTCAAACCGAGGAGCAATCCTCAGAAGACAACGACCCCGACCAGGGGCCGGAAACCAAGGAAGCAGAGGCATCCAAGGAGGAGGAATCCTCCGAGGAGAGCAAGTATGCCAAGGCCAGGAAGGAGCAGGAGCGCCAGGATCGTTCCTGGAAGAAACTGGAGGAGGAGAAGGCATCACTCAGGAGCGAGCGTGAAAAGTTCGACCGGGAGCGCCAGCAAATCACCCAGGAGAAAGCCAAGGCAAAAGAGTATCGGGACTCCACCGGCTACACCGCGGAGGACTACGAGAAGTTTGCCAGGGAAACCGACGATCCCTCACTAGCCGAAGAGGCCAGCAAGAGGGCGGATGCGCTTCGCTCCGAGGCGTCGGAAGCCAGGAACAAGGTGGCCCAGGAGGATTTTGCCAAGGGGTGGCAGGAGAACCTGAACGCGCTCTTGTCCCAGGATCCCGAACTCCACAACAGGGAAAGCGACATCGGGAAGGAACTCAGCAAGGTCCTGGCCGAACGCCCCCTCTTCTCAGCAACACCGGACGGCATCAGGCATGCCTACGAGTTTGCGAAGGCAAGGCAGTCGGCCTCTTTGGTTTCCGGCCTCAAGGATGAGGTCTCAAAACTCAAGCAAGAAAACGAGCGATTAAACAAACTCACCGGCCTTTCGGCCAGCGGACCCAACCAGAAACCCTCACCGAAAACCTTCTCCGAAATGACGAGCAAGGATCAGGAGCGGTTCCTCGAAAGGGCCGCGGCTGAAGCGGACGGGATCGCTTACTAACCAACCAATTCAAGCACTATGGCAACAGCAATAACATCAGTCGGAACGGGAACGGCCGGCATCACCAGTCAGTTCCAGACCAAGTTTTCCAAGGATCTCTTGGAAAAAGCAGTCCACACCCTCCAGCTTCACCAGTTCGCCCACCAGGCGGATCTGCCCAAGAATGTTGGCGGGAAATCAATCCGCTTCTTCCGCCCAGTCCAGGCCGACACGGCAAACGTCCAGACCCTGACGGAAGGAACGCCCCTCACCAACTTCACCCAACTGACCTACGAGAACATTGATTGCAACCTTGCCCAATACGGCGAGGCCATCAAGTTCACGGACATCATCGGGTGGACCAGTCTTCTCAACGTCATGAAGGACGGCATCACCCTCATGGGTGAGGATTGCGCCATCAAGGCCGACGACATCACCCTGAACGCCATCATGGCCGGCACGGGTGACGGAGCGGTTGTGAAGCGCTATTCAGGCGGAACAACCACCTACGCGACCTTCAACCCGCTTTCCCAGTCGGCCGGCAAGTTCAGCTACACGGATGGACTCGACGCCATGACCAACCTGAAGCTCAACAAGGCTCCCAGGATCAATGGTGAGTACATCGGCATTGCCTCCCCCCGCATTGCCCGTGACCTCATGACCGACACCAACTGGATCAACGCGAGCGCTTATAGCGCTGTCCAGCAGTTGTTCAAGGGTGAAGTGGGATCCCTGGGTGGAGTGCGCTATGTCCTCTCGACCAACGAGTGGATGGAGACGGCTGGAACAGAGAACACCAGGACGCTCACCGCGGCCAGCTCCAACAACTACGCCACCATCTTCACCGGAAAGGGTGCCTATGGAGTGCCGAAGCTTGCAGGGACCAGTCCCTACAAGCCCCAGGTCATCATCGCGGACAAGGCCGATAAGTCGGATCCGCTCAACCAGAACATGTTCGTGGGCTGGAAGGCCTACTACGGCGCTTGCGTCCTGAACAAGAACTGGATCGTCAAGACCCTCAGCAAGTCGGTTTACGCCTAATCAACCTGGTGATCCAGGGGGGAGCAATCCCCCCTGGTGATCCAACTCTTTCCAATGAACAGCTAATCTTATGGATCTCACCATCCCACTCAAATCACTCAGGATCCCCGGCCAGTTCTCCGACGAGGAGGCCAAGGAGGGGGAACTCCCTGAGGTCAACGATCCGGTTTCCTTCAACGTGGAGGCCGTCGTCAAATCCATCAGCGGCGGCAATGCCGTCGTCAATGTCCGTTTCATCAACGGGGAGCGCCCAGGCCACAGCAAAACCGAGGAGGAATCCGAGGAACCTATGGACACCTCCGAGGATGACCTAGCCAAGGCGGCCAAGATGGCCGACGAGGAAGCCTACTCCTAAACCCTGCCCAGGATCATGCCCATCTACACCTACGAAAACCGGGAAGCCGGCCTGAAGGTGGACCTTTATCGAAGCGTCGATGAACGCAACGATCCGGTTTACCTGAACGGACACATGCTGATTCGATCCAGCTTTGTCCCGGAGCGTGTGGGTGTGCTGATCCCAGGGGCAAGCCAGGACGACTCCTTCAACACCAGGATCATGCAGAGTCACTACAAGAAGGAGCAGGCGGAAGGGGCACGATTCCGATCCTCCTACACCAAAGAGCAAATCAAGGAAGCCTGGTCCACCCCATGATCCAACCCGCCACCAAGAATGCCCGGATCTATTCCGAGGCCATCCAGTATTTGGGAGTCGTCGAACTGGACGGACCCAAGACAAACCCGCTTATCAGGTCATGGATCCTCCAGTCTGCTAAATGGCTGGACCAGGACGATTCCAAGACTGCCTGGTGCGGTTGCTTCCGCGGGGCCATTGGCATCGCCACGGCCACCGGCGCTCCCGAAAACCATTTCAGGGCGGCCTCCTGGAGGCAATGGGGCATTGCGGTGGACAAGCTGGAGAACGCCATCAAGGGGGACACCCTCATCTTCACCAGGAGGGGCGGATTCCATGTCGGCCTTTTTTCCGGCCTCTCTGACAACGGAAACCCTCTTGTCCTTGGGGGGAACCAAAGCGACAGCGTGAGCATCGCTGAATACGACAAGGATCATCTCCTCTCCATCCGACGCTAATATGGGCAACGACATTTCACCAGGCTACATCTACAACACCTCCACTCAGAAGAACGTCACCGCGGCCAACCTTAACCAGGCAATCGGTGATTCAATCCTGAAGGAGACGGCCATCAGCGCCAAGACCCTGAAAACAGCCGCGGCCTCCGATGAGATCCTGGCAAGTGACGGATCGGGGACGCTCAAGAAGATCACGGCCAACGCCATCGCGGCCCTGGCAGTAGCCCCCACCATCCCGACGGAGGTTCCGGCCGGCATCATTGCCAACTTTGCGGTCAACTCAACCCCGACCGGATGGCTTCCCTGCAACGGCTCGGCCGTCCTGATCAGTTCCTATTCCACCCTTGCCACGGCCATGTATTGCGGGGATGCCAACAACGCAACGGCCCTCTTCGGCTACAAGGTGACGGATTCGGGCGGACTGACACGATCCACCTCCGGGACATTCATCGTGCTTCCCGATCTTCGCGGCTACTTCGTCCGCGGATTCGATAATGGGCGCGGGATTGATTCAGGGCGGACCTGGGGAACAGCCCAAACCGATGCCATGCAGGGCCACTCCCATACGGGCAGGGGCGTTGGTGGGTCGGGCGCTCTATCGGCCGGATCAGCAACCAACATCGTTGCCGCTGGAAACACGGGATCCCCCATCACGGACGGGACCAATGGGACACCCAGGACGGCCGCGGAAACCAGGCCGGTCAATATCTCGCTCGGCTATTACATCAAGTTCTGACCATGACCATCTACCACTACGACCAGGAGACCGGGGAACTGATAGGCCAGGGAGAGGCGGAAGTTTCCCCTCTCGATCCGGAGAACTATCTGATCCCGAAATGGTCCACCCCGATCCCGCCTCCAGAAACCACGGAAGGAAAGATCGCCACGTTCACCCAGGGATCCTGGATCCTGGTTGATCCGGTTGTCACAGACAACCAGCAAGACTCAACAAACTAACACCAAACTAACACCAAACTAACACCACTATGCCAATCGTCCCCGCAGGATACCAAGCCGTTTCACAGGGCACAGAGAACTTCTCGCCCATCGTCATCTCAAATCTCGACTTCACCAGGCCAGCCAACACGACTGCCTATGTCGCGGGCGCGGCCATCAGGCCCCCGATGACTAGCGTACAAACCTTCTCCAATGTGATCCCGGTCGCCGGGGGGTCGGGCTACATCGTCGCGGCACGAGGAGTGACCAATCAGGCCAGCTTCAGCGCCACCATCCGGCTCCATCTCTACACATCAGGAGTCTCCGCGGATGACCAAAACACCACATGGAGCTCCGGCCTTTGGGCCTCCAGGGCCAGCCGGATCGGCTTCATCGACTTCGGCGGCTGGCAGACCTCCGGAAGCGGTGATTCGGCCTACACGATGGGATCCTTCTCGGGATCTGGCAGTTCGCTCCCCTTCACGCTGGCAAGCGGATCGACCTCGCTATGGGTTATCCCTGAAGTCCGCGCGGCCTTCACGCCGACTAGCGGCCAGGGATTCTTCTTCTCGCTCAAGACCCAGCTCGCCTGAGCCATGCCGATCTCCGCGGGGACCAACATCATCCTGAGAGGCGGCCAGGACCCCGACGCCCTGGCCTACTTTGCGCGTGCCGGGATTGCGAGCGGCACCCAGACGCCGTCGAGCTACGACAATGCGGCGAGTTTTAATGGGACGAATCAGTTTTTGAGAATAAGTGACAACGCATCGCTTCGATTAGCTGGAACCGATTTCACAATATCTCTTTGGGTAAGACCAACGGTGCTTGCCGGTGGCTTCCTTGTGTCAAAATGGTCTGGCGGAAACGATTATG